CATGTTTTGATGTGCTGGTGCGTAGTTTGGTCTTTCTGCCATATCTGTGGCCTCCTTTAATATTAATAATAACGAAAGTATGATTAGTAAAGCTCTAAATAACATTGACTTAACTGAATATGTCTAATCCACCAAGGAGTCCTTTACCACCAAATAAAGAGCCTAGACCCCCAGTACCAAACATTAAGCTCATTACATTTGAGGTAAATGCGTCATCGTTGTGTTGGTCTAATTGGGCTCTAATACCTTCTAGTTTTTTATCAGCTAACATCAAACCTAATACTCTATCTTTAGCTCCTTCAGAGGCATTAAAAGCAAAGCTCATAATGTCTCTTTCTCTTTGCCAAATCTCATCTATAGATTTATTAGTTAACCCGTTTACATCTTTAGCGTATTGAAAATTTGAAGCGTTTAAATTAGCATTATTTGTAGTTGTAGTATCTTGCCTCCACTTTGCATTAGCCTGTGCAATCTGTGCATACATCTGTGAATTGAAAGTTTCTCTGGCACTTTGTATCTCTGAATTAAATTTCTGCATAGCATTAGTTTCACCAGCATTAAATTGCTTCATAGCATTTGTCTGAGCCGAATTAAACTGACTTAGTTGAGACTGCATAGTTTTATAAAATTGACTTACTTGGTTTTCACTTGATGCATTAAACTGTGCATTGGCATTCTCTGCAGCTGTGTCACTAAGTAAAGTGTTAGACATAGTCTGTGCTTTGAATATCTCTGTCGCCTGTGCGTTATTTAAGTTCGCCATATCCATAGCCAAAAAGTTTTGTGCATTCTGGACTTGAGCTTGTTGCCTATTATTTAAACTAGTTAGTTCTAGTTGAGATATCTGAGCAGCTTCAGCCATAACAATAGCTTGCTTATTACTTAGGTTAGCTAGGTTCATTGTCTGAGCCATGTTAGCATTCTCTAATGCAATCTGTTGTTGTGCAGTGAAGTTCATGTTGGCAATTTCACTAACCTTAGATGCATTCATAACCTTAGTCTGAAAGTTCTGATCAAAATCTTGCTTCATAAAAGCTGCTCTTTGTCTAGCACTTTCCATAGCCATCTCTTGCTTATTAGCAGTATTCATTTGTATGAGTGGCATGGAAGATTCCATCATAGCCTGTACGATTGCCTGACCTGCCAGAGAAGACGCTGATAAACCTAATTGATTTAGTCTATCTGTTGCTGCTTGCATTGGCTGTCTTGCCCATACAGGTGTCTTACCATCATCAAATTGCTCATAAACTTTCTCAGCTTCATCAGTAGCACTTACAGCTTTTGCTTCCCCTGAGCCAAAGACACTCTCTACTTTATCCGTATCGACAGCACTACCATCTATTAATTCCCCATCTTGAAGGGTTCTTGTAGGAGCACCTTCTACTTTTGCTGCTGTTCCTTGAGCTGCTTCTACATCACCAACCTTAGTAGTGTCTTGAGTTTGAGCTTGTATCTCTTTTGTAACTGTGCCTTTCTGAGCGTTAGTCTTATCAAGCTCACCTTGTACACCCTCTTGAGCTGTCTTTACGTCAGCTGTCACAGCTTTTATATCTTCCATGATGGGATTACCATCAACATCTACCATAGGATTACCCTGCTCATCTACTTTCTGTTTTTGTGTAGTAGCCGTAGCATTTGTAACCTTGTCTACTTGTGCGATATCATCTACTACTGGGGCAGTCCCTAATGCTTGACCAGTGGTAGCAGACATAACTGTACCTTCCTCTTCTCCGGTCATTTGATTTACAGGAGCTGCAGTAGCCGTACCTGCAGGATTAACTATTGCACCTGCCGTGAGGTTAGCTTGTTCCTGAGACATCCCCTCCTTATCATAAGTGATAGGATTACCATCAGCATCTACCCCTGTTGTTACTGAGGTTACACCACCCTCGTTATTTTGTTGGACTTGAACATATCCTTGTGGTACTGCCTGAGAAGGAGTCCACACACCTTCTTGATTATAAACACCTAGTACATAGGTATTCATACCTTGAGGGTTTCTGTAAAGTCTCTGTTCTAACTTACCTATAGTACCTGCAGCTGTTTTCTCTGCAAGAGTTTGTGGTTTAATTAACTGTGCTTGATCAATAGCTCTTTGTTTGAATTGAGCAGCTTGATCTTGCAATTTATTTTCGAATGTGGGTATTTCAACTTCAGTTGTGCCTTCCATACCACCTAGAATTGGAGTATCAAAATCACTAGTTGGTCTATCAACACTACCAGTGGGAAGATTGACTCCCGTAGACGTAAATATTTCTAAAGCCTCTTGAACATCTTTGGCTGAAGGTTCTATCGGGATACTAGCTGGAACTCCTTGAGGAGCTACGGGTTGAGTAGATTGTTGTACTACCTCTTCTTCAGTCCCATCATCAGTAGTATCCTCTACAATTCCTTCTTCATCTCCCCCTGCAGACCAAGTAGCTTTTCCACCACTAATTAACCCATGATTATAGGCTTGCATTGCAGCACCATAATTAAGTTTAGCTTCTGCACCATCAGCAGTTTGTAGCATAACATTGCCATCATCAGCTACATAAACATTAGCACCCTGATTAACTAGGTCAATTACTCTACTACCTCTTCCACGTAGAATTCCATCACGACCGCCATAGTCTCTTTCACTTTGATTATCAGCATTCCATTTTCCTAGTGATTTGTCCTGCTCATTTACCCACTGCCTATCCGACATCTTAGGATTACCGAAAGTGCTACCAAGATACTGCTGTTGTTCAGCAGAAAGATCTACTGTTTCTTTATTAGTAAGATCTGATCCTAGTGTGTGGCTACCTGCAACATTAGAAATTAATTTACCTGCCGAATCAATATCAACAACATTTCCGTCAGCACCATATTTTTTAATACTGCCATCATCCATTTCATGCACAAGAGTACCTGAGTCGTTAATATAGGAGTTCTTCAGTGTTGGAGTACTGTCTGCTAATATTCCCTCATTAGCTTTGACAGTAGGTTTAAGAACATCAGAAGGTATATTATTTATCTTCATAAAATTATCTATGACTGCCCATCTAGGATTTGTGCCACCTTCAAAATCATAACCTAATTTTATAAGTCTTTTAGCAGCTTCTTTTGCCGTTATTTTCTTTGCCATGTCTAATCCTTGCTTAATACTTTATCTAGTTTATCTTCTACTCTATGCAGTGCATCCATTACTTTTGTAAGATCATCTCTCATCTCCCTACGTGTAACGTACTCTTCTCTAGTTTTGTTTAGTAATATATCTACACGTTTTACTTCCTGTATAAGTCCTCTGAATGCCCATACAGCAGGAGCTATTACTAAGGTTAAGATGATGTTCCAAAACATCCACATACTGATTTCCATTAACTACTCCTGAATTGACTTTAAGTACCATATTAACCAACCAAATCCTACTACTGTACAGAGGAGAAAGAGAATGAATATTCCTTCAATAATCCTGTCTTTTATTTCCTGCTGTTTGTATAGTTGTTCTTGTCTTGCTTTTCTTATCTTTCCTTCCATGCCAAGGAGTTCGTCCCATGCCTTGTGACCATGGCTGAACTTTATAAATTGCTCCAACTCGTAGCGTTGTTCTGCTAATTTTTTCTTGGCTGCGAATGCTTCCAGAGCCTCCTGCTCTACTGATCCAAATACCTTACGAAAGATAGGTGGTTTCTTAGCTGCCTTTTCCTTCTGGTCTATGTCTGACACTGCACCCATCCACCTTGAGAGATCTCCTGTCATGGACTCTATGTCACGACCTGCAGCAAATGCTTTCTTTAGACCTGCAAAAGCTGTGCTCGCTGTGGTCAGAGCAGCACCAATCGTTATAGGATCGAACATACTCTATGGCTTTGTAGGCCATGTTACATTGTATATATCGGATGCTTTTGTAATGTCACGTAGTTGCTGTCGATATGTTCTCCATGCACTAGTGTCACCATCTGCATCTTCAATCTTATGTATCTGCCAATCAGCTTCAGCTAATAGTGGCTCTCTTTCACCCCTAACACTTTCTTTTTTTCTGGTATCTAACTTTGTCTGTAGTTCTGTTTCTTGTTGACTTTTCGTCTTAGTTACATTTCCATCATCATCTTTAATATCAGAAAACATATCTTGCTCAACCCACTTTTGTGTCCATTTACCATCTACTTGTTCGACACCATCTCTTACAACAATTTTAAACTGTGCTGATGGAGTAGGTTTAGTACTTTCAAACACTTCTTCATACCCTAATCCTGTTATAGTAGCAATACCTATAACTGCAGTAAAAGATGTATTAGGGTTATTATTTTTAATATCGACAATATTATGTATTTCCCCTGTTGTAGTATTTCTGTATTCTTTCATTTGTATCTCCTATACCATCGCTAAAAATATATAACTTGCTGAACCATTACTAGGTTGCAATACATCTAATTTGCTATCCCAACTTCCACTCTTAACTGTAAATCCTGTAGAACTAGATTGAATCCAATCTTCTGTAAGTGTGTCTACTATCTGATCAAGGAATGTAGCTAGCTTAGAACCACTACTGTTAAAAGATAATGGTGTAACAACCCATCCTGCACCTGAAGTATCGTGTCTTTTAATTAATACAAATCTAGGCTGAAAACCACACTCAATAAATTTAGATGTACTACCATTTGTGTTACCTGAATAAGAACCAACCTTACTTATTCCCGGGTAGGATGCCCAACCCATCCATAAATGAGCTTTAGAGGGTTCATTTGTAGCATAGTTAGAAGATGAGGAACCACTACCTGTAGAAAACATAGTATTTGTTGGAGCACTACTATTCCATAAAGATGCTGACACAGCAGCACCAGTACTGCTCACATCCATGTAGTATCCAGACCCAATATCTTTATGATATACAACACTCGGTTGCGATGAGGCTGTATTTTTTACCCACATCATTTCAGGTACTGCTTGTAAATCATGCTTCCAATATCCCCAAGGTTGAGCCGTACCTATATACACTCGTTGATCAAATATTTTAGGGACTCTTTTAAATCCGTGAGTTACTTGATCTGTATCTGTATTTGATCCTTCGTGTCTAGTGTATCCACCACCCATTCCAAATTTATTTTGATCTGCAGGTTTAAAATCAATGCTATATGGATTAGGTACACCTAAATCACTTGCATCTGTAAATCTGTAAGTAGTATAATGCATTTCATTATACCCTGTCTGAAGGACTGTTGCATCACTATTATATGTGTTTGTATGCATCTGAGGCAGTTTTCTACTCACAATCATACTTACATTTTCTTTTTCTTGATGCAATACCATATCAGGCTCAAATGACATTTTAAATCTTGGTTCTATATCTACATCAGCTTCTTCACCTGCAACATCATATACTTTTTGTACACCATTTATTACATCTACATAAAATGAATTGCTATATTGATTAGGTCTACGTATACTCCACCATAAATGTTTTTTAGAGTTAGTCCCATTTCTAAGAGCATTGTTACTACAGCTTTCATCTAACGTAAAACCTTCAGGAATAAAAACTACACCTTTAGAGTAGCCAGTATAATCTGTACCTTGTGCTTTATTTATCCCAAATGCACTCATATTAGTAGAACCAGAACTTCCTGCAGAGCTTGGTGCTTGCTCACCATTGGTACTATTCATAACCACCCAATCACCTGCATTATGTTGTGATTTTACCATTACAAACTGTGGTTCCCAATAGCCATTTAATGTTGGCCATCTATCAGTAACATTACTATAATTATAAATTTGACCACCATTAGGAACTGCACCTGTCCCTGCTTCATCTTGTCTATCTGCATCTCCTACATATGATCCAAATACTTGATAGTCTGAATTATATGCAAATAGATAAGCTATATATTCGTAGCCATTAGCATTTACTTGAGCAGAAGATCCTAAATTAAAAACAGAAGAATTAGGATTACTACTAAACTTAGATAAATCATATTCAAAACCACCATAAGCTCCACCACCTGCAGAAAACTCATCTACACCAGCATCATCGCTTAGTTGAAACCATTGATAATGAGAACTGCTACCTCCATTATATCCTGAACGATGATATACAGTCCACGGCTGATTTCCATCTAACTGTTTTATCCACATCATGCCGGGAGTTTTACCTAAATTATGAGCAATGGATCTTGATGAACTATTACCTGTATAATTAACTATATCAAAAAATCCCGGACATTTTCTAAATGTAAATGCAGTATATTCATAATCAGATGATAACCATTGCATATTATGTGCTTGAATAGTAAATCCTCTTTCTTTTATATCTCCTTGATAGAAGTTAAAACTTGATTGAGAAGATCTTGCATTATCTGATCCTGCAATTAAATAATTAGAACCTAATCCTGTACCCCATATATTAGTATCACCAAAAGAACTAGATGTACTTTTCATTTTAGTCATAACCATGCCACCATGATCATACAAATTTATACCGTTACTAACATACGCAACCATGCTAGAACTTCCTGCATCACCTTTATAATTGTCTACACTAAATATTTCATCTATAGTAGTAGCCCCACCAGAGCCACTTGCTGCCATTTGCATTCTTTTACTCATACTATTCTTTTCCTATGATACGTTAAATCCTGCAGTAAAACCATACCAATCACCTAAACTTCCATTTGCTGCAGTGTCTTGACAAAAAAATGTAAATACGTCACATGAATTTGCAGTTCCTGTTAATGTTGGTGCAACTCCACCCGGCCATTTTAATACAGTGCTACTAGGCCATGTTATTGATCTACCACCTGTTCCATCTTGCACAACTTTTAATGTACAATATGCAGCAGCATTAACACCAGATTCGCTTCCAGTACCTCCAACTAGTGCAGGCAAGCCCATAACTAAAGTTACATCACCTGTTAAAAGTACCACTAAATACCCATGATTTGTCCAATCTAATGTATGTGTACCTGCAGATAAACTGTTATACTCACCTTGATCTATAAAACCTTGTGTTTTAAAGCAACCTAAGTCATTAATAAAGTTACCACTGCCTGTATCAAGAACTACAGCTTTACCTGCTACGGCACTACCTACAAAAGTACCATTTAATAAATTTAATTCAGTAGCTGTTGCTGATAATACTACATCCTCATTTATTTTTGGACTTGTTAGTCTTTTATTTTCAAGTGTGACTGTATTTGTAAGTGTTACAGGAGAAGTAATTCCACCTACCTGTGCATCTACATAAGTCTTAATAGCTTTTGCCGATGCTAATGTAGTGTCAGTACCTGCTACGGCAGTTAAATCAGTATCCAATATATTACTGTCAAGATGGGTAGTATCAAGACCAGTGACAGTAAAAGTTAAATCATAAGGATCAGCATCTGTACCATTATCAGTATCTGTCCATTCAATATCAATACCTCCACCTTCAACAAATTTGACTTCCTTGTCTCTGGTAATTGCTACTTCTGCACCAGCCCCATCCTCTAAGAAAAACTGCATATCAGCTTTCTGTGCGTCTACATAAGCTTTGATTGATTCAGAGGATGCTATATTCGTAGCAGAAGGACTCCCAAATGCATCATCATCTTGTAGAACAGCTGTGATACGGGCATCTGCTCTAGCATTTGTAAAGTATAGATTTGAACTCCCTTCTGTTATTTCATCTGTATTGTCTTTAGTTAGTATTTGAGCATCTACATACGTTTTAATTGCTTTTGCAGAAGCTAGTGTATCATCACTGCCTGACACACTTGTGAGATCTGTATCTATAGCATCGCCCGACACACTTGTATTAATTACAGGACTTGTAAGTGTAGGAGTTGTTAATGTTTTATTTTCAAGTGTTTTAACTGTTTGTGACAAGTACGTATCAAACGTATCTAAGGAAGTCAGCCTCGTAGTTGTTGCATCTAAATCTTTAGTTACAATACCATCTCCACCTGCAACTGCTGTTGTACCTACAGTCGCTACACTTCCATCTAATAGATTAATTTCGGCACCCGTAGCTGTAATTGGAGTAGTATTAAGTTGTAAAGTTCCATCCCCTATTACAACTTTACCTGACCCTTTTGGATCAAGTTCTATATTAACATTTGTATCACTATCTCCAGTTGTAACAATCTTTACATTGTCGCCATTTGCAGCATTAACAACTCCAAGCTCATTTGTTGCAGAACCTGTAGCAGTGAGTTTTATTGCCTCATTCCCACTAGCATCTCTAATAGTTGAAGTCCATACTGAACCACTATTATCTACTTTTATATTAGCACTAATAAAAGCATCTCTGAACTTAGCCCCAGTAGTCCCTAGATCTATTGTAGCTGTACCCGGAAAAATACTTGTTGCTGTAGTCTGAAGTTGCTGATTAGTGCCAAGTGTAGCAACTCTAGTACTATCTGATCCATCATGAGTATGTCCCGTACTTGCATTAAAAGCTGCAATAAGTTGCGTAAACTCATCATTAATGTGTTCTTCTTTTATAATACCTCCAGAG